TAATGCTCTGCCTGCGATTGGTTAAGCACTTCATCGTGAGCGGCAGTTTGGGCGACATCGTAGAAGTTTGTCAAAGAATACGCGGTACTACTTCGTCTACACAGATGAAGCTGAGTTTCCCGCCAGCCGAGGGGCACAGTTTCTTTCCGCGAATCAGCAACCGCATGGAGGCCGAATGAGCAAATCAAACGAAGTGAGCACGAGTAGGCCGATAGACACGCTGGCGAAGAAACAAGGTCAACCGAGCGAAGCACATAACGCCGGAGTACTGGCCGGAGCCGAATGGAGACTGATGCGCGAGTTTCGCAAGTTCGCCAACACCATCTCCGATACTGAGCGAGCGGACTTTTTTGACGGCCGCAATAGTGACATGTGGATGCGCGCTTTCGCAGAACAGCTATCCAAGCCGAAGGAGTTCGCTAGCAATGATTAGGCGCGACATCTCGCTCACGGGCTGGCAGGTGGTATGGGCGATGGCCAGTGTAACACTCGGAATGTGGCTCGGAATCTTAAGACTGTTTCTTTGGGCAAGGAGCTAAACCATGTGCAGCGCATGCAGCGGCGATTACGAAAATCCAGACATGGAATTGGGAGTTGATGCCACGGACGACGAGGCCACGCTGATCGTTACGCAAGCCGATGAACGGCTGAGACGCGGCCAGGAGCTAACCAAAATCCTGATGAACAACCTTGGCGTGAATCCGTTTCGGCCGGTGAAGCCGTGAGGGTGTTCTTCGGCAGCCTCGTTTTGCTGCTGTCGCTTCTGGGGCTGGCGCACTGTTCGCTCAAGCTGTGGTGGTCAAACCAGCGGCACTGAGGCATTCGATGGCTAGCGCACGGGGAAATTGGAGCCGGAGGTGAGCTTGATCTACCGCACGCACGGGCCGGTATGCGACTGCGGGCTGTGTCGGCGGCTGAATCTGCATCAGCCCCGGCTGCGCATAAAGCTGATTTGCTGGCTGATCGACCGCTGGCGCTGGCTGAGGTGGTTCTCGTGGCAATGATGAACCGTGAATGGCGCTCTGTCCTGGTCGTACTGCTCATGGTCATCGCGGCTGTGGGCTGGGTTGCATTTGTGGTGCTGCCGTGAGGCAGAAACTTTTTGCGGCGGCTGTTTGGATTGCGGTGCTCTTGTGGGCGGCGTTGATTCGATGACGCCCGACCAGCTACTGACGGAGTTCGTGGTGCTGCTGGAGGAGACCTGCCATCCGCGCTATGACCGCGTTTCCGGGGCCTGCGAGCCGATCACGGCAGAGCAGTGGGATGTGCTCAGCGACCGATTCTTACAGTTGTGCGCGAAGACGAGACCTAGAGAGGTGGCAAATGAGCGAACAAGTACAGGAGTTTGAAGTTCCGAAGGCTGTTGAGATTGTCAAACCTGCTCCGCCAGCGGCTCTGACGCCTATCGAGTTGGTGCGCATGGCGGTTTCTCAGAATGCCGACATCGACAAGCTGCAAAAACTCATGGAGTTGAATGAGCGATTTGAGGCCAACCAGGCGCGTAAGGCGTTCGAGGAAGCCTTTGCCGCGTTCAAGCGCGAGGCCCCCAAGCTGGAGAAGACGAAGGAAGTCGGCTACGGCGCTGGCGAGAAGCGCACGGCCTACAAATACACGCCGCTAGACCTGATCGCCAACACGCTCGGGCCAATCCTTGGAAAGCACGGCCTCTGCTACAACTGGCGGCAGGATTCCACGAAGGAATCCATCACCGTCACCTGCATCTTGCGCCACACGCAGGGGCATTCCATCGAAAACGTGCTGAGCGCGGGAGCAGATCCCAGCGGCTCAAAGAACGCAATTCAGGCCATCGGTTCAGCCGTGTCTTACCTGCGTCGCTACACCTTGCTTGGCGTGCTAGGTATGGCGACAAGCGACGAAGACTCCGATGGCGTGACCATGCAGGAGGCTGCCGACTTCATCGCGCACATTCAGGAAGCTTCGGACATGGAAGAACTGGAGAAACGCTACAAGGAAGCCATCAAGACGGCGCTAGGTGCGCAGAGCCCGAAAGCCGTGAAGGTCTATATGGAAGCGCGGAAGAAGCGCCAACAGGAGTTACAGGCCGCATGAGAACTATTGAATGTGGCGGGCAGGGAACAGAGCGATGGTTCGAGGCGCGCCTAGGCAAGCTGACGGCTTCGCGCATCTCGGATGCCATCGGGAAAGCCAAGCGCGAATCCACTGGCGAGTTGCAGGCGCGACGTAACTTGAAGCTGGAGCTGGCGGTGGAGCGCATCACCGGCCGCACGTCGGAGCACTTTGTTTCGGAGTGGATGGAGCGCGGCAAAGAGATGGAAGACTTGGCGCGTGCGGCCTACGAACTCGCCACTATTACGACCGAGCGCGTTGACCTCGTACTACACCCGACGATTGAAGGTGCAGCGGCTTCGCCGGACGGGTTGGTAGGTGATGACGGCTTGCTTGAAGTGAAGGTTCCAAAGCCGACGACGCACGCCAGCTACCTCTTAGCCGAAGTCGTGCCTGAGATATACCGCGATCAGATGATGTGGCAGATGGCCTGTACCGGGCGCGCTTGGAACGATTTTGTCTCTTGGTGTCCAGACTTTCCGGCGCCGCTCGATCTGTTCATTGTGCGCATGGCGCGGGACGACAAGCGAATTGCGGAGATGGAAGCCGAAGCCGTCAGGTTCTTGTTCGAAGTCGATGCGATGGTCACGCAACTGAGAGGCGGGCTTGCGGAAGTGCTGCGCGAAAGTTTGGTACCGCGGGCGGTAATCCCAACGGGGGAAAATGCCGGTCTTTCACTCAAAGGATGAACTGCTAGGCGTGCTCAACAGCCTGTCCGACCGCGCGTTGGCCGATGGCGTACTGATTGATTTGCCGAGGACGCGGCGCCGGGAGCAAGGAACGAACCCGCAAAAACAGTTGCGGCTGAACATTGACGCCGATCTTAAAAAGCGCATGGCGGCGCAGATCAACCGCTACGTAGAGAAGTATGGCAAGCAGCTAGGCTGGGACATTTTGATTCAGCGGCTAGAGAAACGATTTGAGGACGAACCAAGCGATGCCACCTAAAAGGAAACCATTGGCCGATAGGCTCTGGCCGAGAATCAACAAGAATGGACCCATCCCTGAATACCGGCCCGACCTAGGGCCTTGCTGGATTTGGCAAGGAAGCACGGTTGGCGATGGATACGGAAATATTGGAACGGGAGGAAAATTCGGACCACGCGCGAGGGCGCACAGAGTTTCCTACGAGCTTATTAAAGGTCCTATTCCAGACGGCCTAACTCTAGATCATTTGTGCCGAGTCCGCGCTTGTTGCAATCCTGACCATTTAGAACCCGTGACGTTAGAAGAAAATAAGCGTCGGGGATTTAGTCCTCCAGCGATAAATGCTCGCAGAGACCATACAAAATGCATCCACGGCCATGCCTATCGGCACCCGACCGACCGGAAACGCGGCTGCACAACTTGCCGAATTGAATGGAACAGGAAACATGCCAAAGCGTGATGTCCAAGCCACGGAGGCGCGGCACTTCAAAGACCCTGGCAGCTTCGTGTTCAAAGATCAGCGGGAGTGGCTGGAGGGCGAGGATTGGGACGATCGCAAGCGGGAACTGGAACAGCGAAGTCGCAACCGGTGCGAAAACATCCTGGGCGCTGGCATGGAAGGCGGGGTAATTCGGCTGCATCCGTGTGGCAGAGATGCTGTCCACCCGCACCATATCGTGCTCCGAAGCATCGCGCGGGACGACAGAATCGAGAACCTGTTAGCGGTTTGTTTCGATTGCCACCGAAAGCTCGATGCAGCCCAGCGCAAACAGCGAGGCAAGTACCTGACCAAGCCGCTGACCGAAGCTCAACTATTGGGATTGGAACCGCGTGAAGATCGAAGTTAAAAAGATCGGAGGCTGGGTCTACACGCGCTACTACGAGCAAACCCGCATTCCGTATTTTTACACGATGGGCTCTAGTTCCGAACTTTACACCAAAGACTGGTGGGGGAAGTGGGAGTGGGAAGGGCTGGACTATGGTCAGGGGTGGCCGGAGGGCGCAGCTCGCTTATCTGAAAGAGTACGGAAAGCAACGGCGCGCGAGATTGAAGGAGCAAGGGATTTGTATTTGGTGCGGTAAGCGTAGGCGCTGGCGCAGTCAGGTGTTGTGCTGGCCATGCGCGAAGAGACGATCGATAGGATCTGAGGGTTAACTGGAAATTGACAACGAATACCCGGCGAAGGATTGGTGTTTTCATCTACGGGCAGTACTTGTCTTTATCTAGTACCACAATAGGTTGTGCTATTTAGGTTTTCGCTACCATCGGTTGGTCAATAGCGAAAGTGGGGTTTTAAGTGGCTTTGTTTCATGAAAGTTGACTATTACGAGCAGTAAAGTTTGGCGAATCGCGTGCTATCTTTCTTCTAGGTTTTGAAGTGGAAAAAGGTCTCCTCGATGACCACTGAATTACCTGATTGGCTCTCAAAAGAAGCTTGGGATGGGTACATAGAGATGCGTCGGGTGATGAAAAAACCGATGACAAAGAGAGCGGAGGGCATGGCGATAAAAAGACTCGCGGCCCTTCGCAAACAAGGATGGGACCCGGCAATGGTGCTTGATCAATCGACATTCATGTGCTGGCAGGGACTTTGGCCTCTGAGGGGAGACCGAGACGGTGACGGAGCAACACGAAAGACATTCGATGCCATCCGCAGGGAATCGAGCATTGCAGCTATCCAGAGAACGGTTGGAAGTTATAACCAAGTGGGTCGGGATCTTCATGGAGCATCACCACAAGGAAATAAGCGAATTGGGGATGGTGGCGTACATTGAGGGCCTCGCAGACCTTAAACCGGAACAGATTGACCGCGCATGTGCGCTTGCGTTGCGCGAGGTAGACCGTATGCCGACTGTCGCACACATCCGAGAGCGGACCTTTGAAGGCGTAGTAATCAGCGAAAGGCCGGAGTACTTGGACGAGGCACCGATTAGCGAAGAAGAGCGAACTGAAGCTCTGTATTTCTCGGAGAAATTGAAAGCCAACCTGGCACAGATCGAGGAAAAGCAAGCCAGACCGAGTTCGCCCGTATTTTCGCCGGTCACTTCGGATGCATTCAACGTCAATCACGATGCCTATATCCAGTGGCTAAAGGACGAAGAAACGCGCGATGAGGCTCAGCGCAAAGAAGGCTTGGCACCGACTCCGCGGTCGGAGCAACAAAAGCTGGCGATGTTTTACAACTTACCTCTTCAGGAACGGAATCGACTTCGATGGAAGGCCGCATGGACAAAGCAACTTACGAAAAATACGTGAAGCTGGATTGCTGGTCTCTTCGCCGCGGGGAATATCTCAAGCGGCATTGTTACTGCGAAATGTGCGGGCAGAGCAATGTCACGCTTCAGGTCCATCATTTGACCTATGAGAGACTCGGCCGCGAAAAAGACGATGACCTTGTAGCCGTGTGCGTGCCTTGCCACAGAACGTTTCACAAGCTTCCGCAGGGAACTCCGAAAACATGGATGCTTCAGCACCGAGAGCACATGCCGGATGGCGAGAAGAAAGATTTGATCTTGAAGTGGCTACCGCCAGAACGTTCGATTTGGTGACGCGATGGGTGGGCGACATGAGAGCTGGCGCGGGCAAGGAGGTCTAGGGGATGAGAACTGAAAGCAAGTTGTGGAGTCCGTCGCGGTGGGGGTCCGGGAAGATTCGGCTCTACACGATGCACATTAAAAAGACGGCAGTACGCGAGGCGTGTGAGTTTATCGGCCCATACGAAGGGCGATTACTTGGAGCCGCTATTTTGTCGTGGTTCGATGAGCAAAAGTCGGTGGAAGAACTGAGGAAAAGAAACGTACGACTCATCGGGGACGAGGGGGCGGTATGCCATCGAACGATGAGTTGAGCGGAGCGGGGAATGGCTTCTAAACATGCGGAGTACATGAGGAAGTGGCGAGAAAAGAATGCCCTCCATTGTGGATTGTATGTGCGGAAGCGCGTTGGAGGAAACACAGAAGAGCATCGGAAAAATAAAGCCAACTATAGGGAAAAACACCCTGACCGACATTTAGCCGGGAAAATACTGAGGAATGCCGTGCGGTCGAAGATTTCAAAGCCTGACCATTGCACTCGTTGCGGTTTAATCTGCAATCCAGAAGGGCATCACGAAGATTACAGTAAGCCGCTAGAGGTGTTGTGGTTGTGTCGTCCGTGTCACTGTAAAGCGCATGGAAGAAAAATGAGGATTCTATGAGGTGTGACAGGGCGGGCGCAGCGTCCTTCGACAAGGTAGGGCGGGCAAACAGTCGGGGAGGGCAGCAATGACGACTAGCGCGGCGGAGGAGGTCTATGAATTGGGAAGTCAAGGCAACGGTAACTATTCATGTTCCTGATTGTGACAATGGCAAGGAGGCGATTGAGCGTGTCCAGCTATGTTTGCCCAAAGCGCGGATTCCTTCGATCAAGGCGATGCGTATTGAGAAGTTGTCAGAATTTAGTTTTCTGCGTACGGACTCGGTCGATAAGTGAATGAACGAGGAAGCTATGAGCCAGTTAAGTGAAGCGGCTGAGCGAGTATTGAAGCACGTGAACGTTGAGATAGATCAATTTACGCGGGATGTTCGGTTATTGGCGCACGCCGCGCTAGCTTCGCAGACGCCCACGCCGGGGCCACGCTGGACGCCCGATGACTTGGCGAAACGTTTCCACCAGACCTACGAGTACCTAGCTCCAAAATTCGGCTACGAGACGCGCAAAGAGTCGGCGGTTGAGTGGGAAAAGGTCCCTGAGCAGAATCGCAAGCTGATGACGGCGGTCTGCGAGCACATCCTCAAGGAATTAGAAGTTGAGGCGGCGGGGCCGGGTGACAAGTTCGACGTAGCTGAGTTCAGCGCGAAGTATTGGGAGCCGCTGATTAAGCGCAAAGTCTCGGCTGATGAGTTTAACAAGACGGACTTAGCCTACGCGCAAGCTCTGTATGATGCTGGACGGGCGGCGGGGCCGGGTGATCGAGCGATGGCTGGGGCGCGACTGGTCACGAAAGAAATGATTGAACAGGCTATTACGAAAGCTCGCGGGAAGCGTGAAAAGTGTAAGTATATTGCGGATTTGTTGAATGCGGCCATCGAACGCTCGCAAACGCCACGGTCGAACAGTCAGGACGGGCGGCATGATAGCTAGCGCAACGGTATGGTCTACGCCGCAAGCTGTGTTCGACAAGCTGGACGCAGAGTTCCACTTCACGGTCGATTTGTGTGCGGACAGGATCAATCGAAAGTGTGAGAAGTTCATCCCAACGAGCCTGACCTTGGCAAGTGATGTCCTTTGGGACGGTATAGGTTGGCTGAATCCGCCATACGGAAATGTGAAAACGATGGGCGCGTTCATGGCCAAGGCCATTAAATCGACGCGCGATTGTATGGGAACCATCGTCGTGGCGCTTGTGCCTACGAACACGAACGCGCCTTGGTGGCACGATTGGGTGCTGAGAGCCGATGAGATCCGCTTTATCCGTAAGAAGCTTAGTTTTGTCGCAAGCAATGGCAAAAAAGGCGTTCCATTCACAGGTCACGCGCTCATTGTATTCCGGGAAAGTGAATCTCCTTATCGAATGACTAGCGGACCGCGAGTTAGTAGTTGGGAGCAACCATGAGCGAGATTTACGATACCACGAAGCGTTGCGAAGGGATCACGGCTGCTGGCAACCAATGTCGATGCTACGCAGATCGGAAGATGAACGGTGTTCCTTATTGTCGCCAGCACGCCGCGAAAGAATTGAGGGCGCTAGCTAGGAATGATGCGGCATCGACTGTGGGACCGGCGGGCTCGCAAACGCAGGGGGCGCCCAAGTGACCTACACGATCACGGTGCCAGATGTGCCGCCGAGCTTAAACAAGGTGCTGCGGATGCATTGGGCTGTGAAGCGCAGGCTTAAAATGAACTGGGGAAATCATTTCTACGGATTGCCTCCGTCAGCATTTAAATTCTTGGCAGCTAAAGCCTATTGTCGCAGCAAGATGCGAATGGTAGTGACCATTTATAATTCTCGCCAATACGACCGAGACAATGCTTTCGGGGCGTGCAAGATCATCGCTGACGCCGCGAGAGAAGCAGGGATGATCTACGATGACCGTCCAGAATTCTTTGAGCTTAACGTCGAGCAGGTCAAGAGCACGCGCAAGGACAAGCGCACGGTGATTGAGATAGGTCCAGCGGAGGCAGCGTGAAACGAGCATGTCTTACTTGTGGCCGACCGATTCATCAGTCGGAGCACGGCAATGTAAAATTCTGCTCTGAGCGGTGCTGGCGCAAGTCGATACCACCGCCAAAGCGTGAGATAGGCCCAGCGTGAGCGCAACGATAATGCCGATTTGCTCTAAATGCGGAACCGCGCTACGGAAATCTTCGTGGTCGCCAGAGTGGTTTTGTCCTGACTGCAATGTGGCTAGGCCCATCACAAATGAGGCGGTAGCCATGAAGCAGCCCGCACCGCAGGGGTTACATACAGAGCCGGTCTGCAACTGCCACGACTGCACGCAGGCGCGAAGCTTGCTGGGAAAGGCGTGGCTCATTGAGTATCTAGAGCGGATTGATAAGGCTGTTGTAGGGCCGGATGGCGATCCTTTGGGCTACAGCATCGGCCTAATCGAGCAGGAAGCAACGGATCACAGAGAAGCCATAGCGAAATCCATCTATGACCGGCTGGCGCGCATCGAGCAATCCCAGGCGACGCTGGCCACGGTTGGGGACGTTGCAGCGTTGGCAGGTAAGACGATCTCTAAGGCTCACGTTGGCACGCGCTTGCGGCAAGTGGCGGAACAGTATGGCGCAGGAGGTCACACGCATCGAGAGAAGATGCTCAAAGCGCTGGCGGATGAGTTCGATCCTGAGCACAAAATGACTGTGGCGGTAGCCATAACTGACACAAAACGCGGTAGTTCCCAAGCGAAAGTTCGCGGCGACCGCGGGAGGAAGCGATGAGCGAGCGAGCAAAAATCTACGTTTTCACTCTAATTTGGTTCGTTGCTGGGTTCGCACTCGGTCACATTGAAGGTAAGCACAATTGGATCACAACCGGCAGGCACCATTGGGTCACATCCCAAGGCCCTCGTGACGGCGACTACAATTTTAACGATGACTACGTGTGCAAAGACGGGGAACTCAAACATATTGGGATAGTTAGCGAGGATGGCATGAAAGAGGTTTTTATTGCCAATGGACCCCATTACCAATCTCTGGAACAAGCGAAGAAGCGAGCCGAGCGAATGGTCGAAGATGAGTGCGGCCAATCGAGCGAGCGGTAGCCCGTGATTGAATCCACACCGCTGGGTCGAAATCGGGAGCCTACCATCTGCTGCCTATGCGGCAAGGCGGAGCGATAAATGGCTACTGAGAAAAAGAGACTGTCCAACGCCAGGTACCGCGAAAGAAACAGGGACAAGCTGCGAGAAAGAATGGTGCATCACGCGGCCAAATACAGAGCGAAACATGCGGAAAAGATAGCCATCTATGAAAAGAGCGAGCACGCCAAAGAGGTTCGTAGACTTTGGATGGAAAAGAACCAAGAGCGTCTAGCTGAGGCCAGGCGTCGGCGTACTAGGGAATGGGCTTCGAGAGAACCTCAAAAGAGGAAGGTCCATCAGATTTTTAGGCGACTTTTGGCCAAGGGCTTGATTTCTAAGCCTTCCGCTTGTTCCAACTGCGGTAAACCGGAAAAAAGATCGAGAAATGGGGCCTCTCTGCTGCACGGGCATCACCGTGATTACAGCAAACCAGATCAAGTTGTCTGGCTTTGCGTGAATTGTCACCTCGAGGAACATCGGAAAGCCAAGGCATGACCTTGGAGCCTACGAAGTGCGTGCTTTGTGGCAAAGCCGCTTTGTATCAGGTCAACGCTGTTGGCTTCTGCGCGAACCACAAAGAGCAGGCCATCGCAGCTAAAAAGGGCTGGCCCATCGAGCGCATCAAGTCGGAGAGCGAATTCAAGCGGCCAGAGGCGCGGCATTGAAGGCTCGCACGAAAGGCGGCCTACCCTGCCCGATGTGTCACGGACCATCTAAAGTGCTCGATTCGCATCGCCGCGGCGAAGGGGTGAGTCTCCATCGAATGCGTCGGCAAAAATGCAGAAATCCTAAGTGCGCTCACCAATTCTGGACCCGCGAGGTCATCGCCACCAAGCCAACACTAGAAATAGCCTCCACGTAAGCCCTTCCTACAGTTTTCCCTTTACGCGCTCTGATAGCGTCATATAGTGGCGGTACCAACGTAGTCCCTGTCCATCGCGCAGGGTCGGAAACCGCGGTGGGTCCAATGCTGCTTTCCCAAGAGCATTGTCGTCTCTGAATGGCCCGCAAACAATTCGTAGTCACCTACCCCGATCGCACTAAGGCAAATATCAGTCGCTCTGACCGCGATTCTCTCCTGGCATCTCTGCTCATCGAACCCTCCGGCTTCAACGCCTACCGCTACATTGGCCCGCAACGCACCTTCCACAGTTTCGCCGATCTATCCAGCTTAAAAGACAAGCTCTTCCAGCCGATCGAGCAGACCGGCTACCTCGAAGGCTCATGGATCTTCGAGCGCGACGGCAAACGTTACCGCGAGAGCGAAGCGCGGGTAGGCGAGCTGGTGTGCCAGTTACGGTTGAGGGGCGCCCTTGCGTGAAAGACGCGAGTCCTTGGTCGAAATGGGAACTGATCGCCTTTTGGATGGTTGTCGTAGTTATCAGCGTCGCCGCGATTGCAGTCATCGTGGCCATCGCTATCGTGTATTTATGGCCGTACGGAGCTAAATAGTGCCTGCCTACAACACCAGCGGAACGAACTCGCTCACGCCGAATCCTGTCCTGCCGACAGTGCTGATGCCCGGCGATGAAACCTATTTGTTTGGCACGGCAACATTAACTCCTGGGCAGAGCCAAAAGCCCAATGATTCCAATGTCTTAACCGAAGCTGTGACAGTCGGCGAACGCAGCATTGCGGTAACTCTTGGGCCTCGCCCCGGTGGCGGCGCACCTCCAGGCATGTTTGTGCAGGTCATCGCCAATGCGAATCCAGGTGCGGCTGAAATTGACGTTCAAGACGCTGCGGTAGACGCAGACGGCGCTTACATCACTCCCGCACCATCGGGCAGCACGGCATGGAAGATGACCACTTGGACGCAGATTGGCGGGACAACGAATTACATCGGGACAACCGCGCTGCAGCCCGAGGGCGGGCACTTCAACACTTTGAAAATCATCGCCAACCCGAACAGCGTCAGCTTCACGGCCAAGCTCGTTTACGTATAGTCCTATAACCAGCGGAAACGCCAAAATACGCGTCGGAAACTCCGGAAAACTAGCAAATGGGACGCCCAAAAGGGTCAAAAAGCAAAACAGATGATCAGAAAGCTTTCGTGGCCTACGTCGAGCGTGCTTTAGCCAAGGGAGCAAATAAAGACAACCTCGTAAATCTCGTTTGCAGGCATATCCGCGACGAGAAGGTTCCGACGATGCTGCTCCGGACTCTGGAGATGAAGTTCGGCAAGCCCATTCAGTCGAACGAGCACACAGGCAAAGACGGCGAACGCCTCTCCATCGAGATTACTCACGTTGGCGCAACTAAAGATAAAGCTTCAGCCTAAACAGAGCCAGCTTTGGCGTTTATGGGATACGGAGAAGCATAGCCGCGTAGGATTCGGCGGTGCTCGCGGTGGAGCGAAGTCAGGCGGTGGGCGGCGGTTGATGTTGATGCGCCGCTTTCAATACCCGAACACAACTGGCCTTATTCTTCGCAGGACGTATCCGGAACTTTATAAGTCGCACATCGTTAAGCTGTTCGAAGAGTTTCCGGAGCTCACGCAGTATTGGCGAGCGGAAAGCAAAGAGCTTTACTTTCCGGAGAACGGTTCGAGATTGTTCTTCGGGTCGGCGCAGCATTCCGGAGACATGTCCAGCTTCTACTCCTCGGAATTCACGGACATCATGCCGGACGAGGCGCAAGAGTTTAGTAAGGAAGAACTGGAACGTCTCAGCGGTTCGAATCGCTGCACAACGAATCAATCCGTGAAGCCTGGGATGTTGTTCACGTTCATGCCAGGGCTGAGCGAATCCGGCCTGCCACCGATCGGCCTTGACTATCTGAAGCGCGTGTTTGTTGATCAGGAGATTCGGGACAAGGAGCATCGGCATAGCTGGGCGTTCCTTCAAGCTTTCGCTTGGGACAATTACGAATGGGCGCGCAAAGAGCTTGAACCCGAAGGCGTTACCGAGGAAGAGTTTTATGCTTGGGATGAAGATCGTCGGCGCGATTTCTTTCTCTCCCGAACAGAGTTCGGCGCAACGCTTGATGCCATCACGAACACGTATTTGCGTGACGCCTGGCTGTTCGGCAAGTGGGGCGTCTTCCAAGGGCAATACTTCCAGAACTTCCAGTACGAGCGCGACACCGTTGATCCGGAAGAAATCAAGATTGCGAAGTGGCACCGCCGATGGATGTCCGGCGACTGGGGCGACTATCACCCGGCTTGCTTTCACTGGCACGCTGAAGACGAATACGGCAACGTAACGACCTACCGCGAGTTTTGGTGTAAGGGCATAGGCGAGGAAGAGATGGGCCGCGAGATTGGGCGGCTCAACGCAGGCGACAAGCTCTCGAACTTCTTCTTCTCCTGGGACGCCTTCGGCAAGCTGAACAAGTTCACGAAGAAATCCATCGTGAAGATGATTGGCGACGCGATGCCCAAGGACATGCCGCAGCCAACGCCCGCAGACGCTTCGCCGGGCTCACGGATCAGCGGTTGGCGGTTGATGTCGCAGATGTTGGACGCCGAAGCCTGGAAGATCAGCCGCGCATGTCCGAAGCTGATTGAGTGTTTGCCGACACTTGTTCGGGACATGCAGAAGAATCCTGAAGATGTTCTGAAGGTCGATCACAGCGACAGTTACATCGGAGACGACCCGGCGGATTGCGCGCGCTACGGCCTGCAAAACATGCTGTCCGTAGCGTCCAAGCCTTGGCAAGTGCTGCACGCCAAACGAGTTGCAGAGTTGAAGGAAACTATTCCCGACATCACCGTGCGCAACCTGGAGATTACAAAGATTCTAGCCCAGCGGCAGCAATCGTTAAAAGACCGTGGCATGGTGAACTCGCGCAGTTCTGCACGAGCACGGAGGTGGGGATCGTGAAGCTTCCAATCGTCAGCCGCGAAGCCTACGCGCAAGCCTTACTCCGCGCGGTGAACGCCGAACGCACGGTCGAACACTTGGAAGATCGCATCTTGGAGCAAGAGCGCCAGATTGCCGAATTGAAGGCCCTGTTCAGCAAGACGAGCCAGTTTGAAGTCGTGAAGCAGGACGAGCAGACGGTCACGCTTAAGAGCAAGCCTGTGGACATCCCTGGACGTGGAGGCTGGCGCGGACGTCGCGCAGCTCAGGAGCAAAGCACCACGCCGGTTCCCGCTGATAGCATGGCCGCTCTCAACCAGCGAATACAGAAGGAGATAGCCTGATATGCCCTTTTCGAAAGGCAAGTTTGTGAAGCCTGGCGCGAAACCGCCTGAAGCCAACAAGACGGCACCTGACAGCGGCTCTCGGCCGGTGAGCGAGCACGGCAAGCCGCAAGCCTCGCAAGGTGGCCACGCTGGCGAGAAGCACGTTCAGGAGACTCACCCCGGCGCAACGCAGCCACATCCGACAACCGGCGTTCATGCTTTCTCGGCGCACCACACCGGCGGCGGCAAGATGACCAGCCACACACACCACGACGATGGCAGCGTGGACACCAAGCAGCACGACAACGAGGCCGACGCCAAGGGCGCGATGGACGAAGCATTTCCCAGCCAGCACGGCCCGAACGAGCACGACGAGCCAATGGAAGCCGACGACTATTCGGACGCGTTAGGCGGGAGCATAGGTGGAGCAGAGCAAGCCGTCTAGCCTGCATCGGCCGGACTTTCGCAGCAATAACCCGTACTGGCAAAAGCTCGTGGTTCCCGGCGTAAATGCGGAGTATCAGCCGCGGACGACTGCACATGACTTCCTATTCGCCAGCATTTGGGAGATGCGCTCGCCGGACATTCATGCGGCGTACTGCGTGCGCGAAGCCACGATTCTTACCGTTCGCATCAACAGTTTCGTTTCTATCCGTAACCAATTAAAGGAGATCACGCGATGACGCACTATGTAACGAAGGCCCTTTTCTCGCTCTTGCTGGCTGCGGCGCTGGTGTTTGCTCCGCTTCCGGCCAACGCGCAACAGAATCCCCCGGCCAACCAATCGTTTGTCGGCGGCAAGTTCGTTGCCCGCAACTACGCCTATCCGGGCATCCGCATCTTCAGCGGCAACAACGCTTCCGGTGCGGCGACGATCACGCTCAGTCAAGGCTCAGTACGCCTGCAGGACGGTCGCACGATCGTGCCGTTCTCGGCGGGCGGATTCAACATCCTCGGCCAGCCTGGACCGTATCCCGCGATTCCGATCACGGTAGGCGCTGGCACTACGAAAGAGACGGTCACTCCCACGGCTGTGTCCGGCTGCTATGTCGGCGCACCGCAAGGTACCTGCTCGATTACCGCAACGTTTTCGAACGCGCACGGGCAAGGCGAGGTTGTAACTTCAGGCTCGGCCGGTATTCAGGAAGCGATCAACGATGCGGCATTCTGGGGCGGCGGTGTCGTTTCCATAGACGGCTCCGCCAACTTCTATCTTGGCGGCGCGCAGACCGTAACCGCGGCGATGGCGGCGGCCAATGTCTACCAGGGCGTTACGTTGGAGGATGACCGCGCTGGAGCATCGTACTGGGTTCCGCTCGGCGGCGCTTCCGTTCTCGCAGTTCCAACGACTCTCACGGCATTGACGGCTCTACCTTCGACCACTCCGGTCGGTGCGTTCACGGCGACGGCCTACAACATGTGCATCGCGTATGTGGACATCTACGGGCAGGAAGGCCCATGCTCCACGTCGTTCGTGAACACCGGCGCCGGTTCAACCAGTTCGTTCATCTTCTCGGCTCCGGCAGCTTCGACCGGTGCGGTTGGATACACCATCTACATCGGCTTGACTGCGGCCGGTTCAACCATCCTGCAGTACAAGGTTCCGCTCGTAACTCAGCCTACCGTCATTGGCGCTTACCCGGTAGCCAACGGCGTTTGCACGCTGACCACGGTCGAGACGATTACACCGGCTTGCGCAGTGGCCAACACCTCTTACGGCCAGGCTGGCGCTACTGCGACGGTCACGGCGATCACGGTCAACACCTCACAGATCCAGCCCGGAACCGCAACTGCAGGTTCAACCACTTCCATTTACATTCCTCAAGCGGGCGGGCGCACCACGTACACCTACGCGCAAGCTACAGCGGTAGGCACAGCGGGCGTCACCGTTTCGAACGCTCTTGCGTTTCCAGCCGGGGCTTCGACGAATACGACCGTTCCTGCTGTCGTCGGGACCATCAATCTCGCTCCCAATGCGATGAATCAGGTGGGCAGAACGCTGGAAGTCTGCGGCGATATGACCTCAGCCTCCACGACTGCCACCACCGAAGACGTTCAATTCCAGTGGGACGCTCAAGGCCAGAACACTGCCGGTAAAGGTGTATTGCTTGCCGATCTGGGCAGCACCGTCACGTTCGCAACCGGAGGCCACATGTCGTTCTGTGTGGACTTCCAAACTACCGTAGCTTCCGCATCGAATACTGGCGGCTCGATCAATCACGTGATGGGAACCGCTGTTGCCAGCGGAGTATCCGTCGCAACCGTGGCGGCTGCAGGTGACATCGTAGCGGCTGGTACCGTCGGCTCATTGAATCTTGCCGATGCGACTCGCCTCAACGTTATCTTCCTGCATGCAACGGGCACCGACGTTTGGACGCTGCAAAACCTACGAGCGAAGTTCATTTAGAAATGCCTTGGGTCTCTGTCGCACAGGCCCGTTGGGGACATTCTCCAGCGGGCCGCAAGGCTCTCGGCAAAGAAGGCGTCAAAGAGTGGGACGCGGCCACGAAGAAGGGCGAGCTCAAAGGAACCAAGGGCAGCGGCAAGTGGAAGAAAGCGGCACATGGATGAACGAGCAACCCAAGACAAGCTCTCCCACGATTCAGTTGCTTACGAGCATCCGAGTCGGCACGGTCAAGAGCGTTGCGGGCGGTGCAAGCATTTTATCGCTGCCGACCCTCCGCGTTGTGAGTCGGTTTCTAGTCCCATACGAGCCGAAGACTACTGCAAAAGGTTCAAAGCAAAGTCATGGCTAAGTGGATTCAAAGGGCAGTGAAGCATCCTGGCGCGCTGACGGCTGCGGCCAAGCGTCATGGGCTGTCGAAGAGCGCCGAAGCCGAGAAAGAGTCGCACAGTTCCAACCCGCATATTCGTGCTCGCGGGAATCTCGGCAAGCGATTTATGAAAGGCGACCTCCACAAATAATGTGCGCCTATGCAGCGAATGCAGCAAACGGCCCGCGAAGTTCATCTATCGCCGCGAGATTCGCGCCGACGCCGACCACGATCTTTGCCTGCAATGTTTCCGTTCCATCAGTGAATCCAATCGACAAAAGGAGATTGCTAAGATGCAAAAAGTCCTAGACGCAAAAGGTTTGAAGCTCACCGACGCGCTGTTCGCAGAAGCGTATCGGGCCACCATTCCGGTTCTGGCCGACGCCAAGCATGTGACGGTTCGTGCGTGCTCAGCCAGGATTGCGGAGTTGACGGCGGTCGCTGCGGACATTTCCGATGTGGTGGAAGTCGGGATGAGTTCGGAGAAGCCGCCAAAACTGCGCGCGGTCGCTGTGCCGGTTACTGTCCATGTGGACGACGGCGCCGCAATCATCAAGGATGACACCTTCCTTAATAGCGTGGTGTCGTTTGAAATCAACGGCATCCCCGAAGTGCAGATTGTGAACCTCGCGGTAACGACCGCAGAGCTGGAAGCCCAGAAGAAAGCTTCCGACGCAGCCGCTCAGAAAGCCACCGCACAGGATCAAGCCAGCGTCAACGCGAACCTCGAAGCCGAGAAGAAAGCAGCCTTTGAAGCCGGGCGCCTCAAGGCCATCAATGATGCCAAGCAGAAGGTGCTCGATGAGGCCATGAAGGCTGGCGAAGCATCGGTGGCGAATCCACCTGCCCCGGTTCCTGTTGTGGCCCCGGCCGTGAAACCAGTTGTCGTTCCTGAGCCTCCCGCGAAGCCTTGATTACGATTGACGCCAACGGCGCGCGCCTCTCTCTGGCTATCTTCACCAAAGCCTACAAAGAGGCGCGCAAGCTGGCTCCGGCCAGGTTCTTGACGCTGCGGATGCATCCGTCTACTTTTGACGCTCTTGTAGCCGAATGCGCCGATGTTGCCGAAGTGGTGCAAATCGGTGACACGCCCGGCCCGCTGGGCCGCAAGGTTACGCGCGTCGCCTGCGTACCGGCCCCCACGGGCGTAGGCGATGGCGTGGCGATTAAGAAAGACGACAAGGCCGACGCGACAAAGCTGGAGTATCTGATTCACGGCATTCCCGAACTAACCGTTATCAACCTTGGAGTCTAGTTATGCCAGCGCCAGCACAATCGGTCGTCAAAGCTGAAGTCTTTGAGCTAGTTCGCGTGCTCCTGAATGATAAGGACGCACTTTTCCTATCGGACGAGTTCTTGGAACCTTTGTACGTGATCGCCCTAAACCATCGTCCTCACCAAAGCACTTTGCGCGTGTCGTATTTTATGTGCTCGCTGTGGTCTGCCTCACGTGGCTCAGCGGATTGCGCTCAATATTTCCTAGCACTGGCCAATGGCTGAGACAGAGCTACTCGATCCGCAGACAACCGGCGAGCTGGTAGATGAGCCGGAGAGTTCCCAGGAAGCTGCCGGGGAAGACCTTGGCGAATGGAACGAACTGCTCCCCGATGAGCTGAAGGAGCAGTTAAAGCGGTTAGCACAGTTTTTCTGCGATGAGTTCCGTTATCCACGCCGGTTAGAAGTCATGATGGCGTGGAAGGCGCGCTGCTTCTGGCGCGAAATGCAGCATCTTAGCTGGAACTGGGAAAACGAAGCATGGGAGTGTCTTGGTCCCGCTGGCACACGGTCAGGAACTCAAGCGGAAAAATACGACTCGGCCGTTCTTTACAGCACGAATCTTTTTCAGGGTTTTGGCGAGAGCTACATTGCGATTCTGACGCAGAGCGTTCCGAATGTCCGCTTTGAGCCGGAAGACCCGGACGAAGCCGCCGACATCGAGACGGCGCGGTGCTCGGACAGTTACCGCAAAATCATTCAGCATGAGAACGACCCGATCAAGCTGCTCACCAAAGCAGCGTACTACAGCTGGACCGACGGACGAATCCACGGTTGGACGTGCTGGGCGGTAGATAAGCGTACCGGGCAGCCACGAGAAACACAACGTGTTTTCGGCGCGATGGAAGTCAAGGTTCCGGTCACTTGCGACGAGCAAAGCGAATTCGTCTATCTGCAGTACAGCGACGAATACCATGTGGCGACGGTGCGGCAAAAAGTCAAAGGCCGCAACTTTGAAGACCCTGAATATTGGAAGAAAGTACGCGGCGGCTCGTCTGGCAACGGCCAGGACATGTACGAGCGCACCGCGCGCATCTCGGTCAAGCAAGGCATTTCGATGCGTTCGGCAGGCGGCGACGCCTACGCGCATCTCGTCACCACGCAACGAACGTGGATGCGGCCTGAAGCCTTCCTTTGCGAATGCGTGGAGGAAAAGTTCCAGGCCCAGCTGCAGCAGCTTTTCCCGTCAGGCTGCTACTGCGAATTCGATAATGGCGTCTACACCGGATCGCGCGACGCCAACATGGATGATGAATGGACCGTCGAGAACATCATGGAAGGCGACGGGCAGTATCGAAACGCGAAGGGCTCGTGCCTTCTGTCTGTGCAAGAACGCGCGAACGATACGATCAACACCGCCCAGGATGTCTACGAGAAGACTCAGCCTGCCTCGCATTGGGATGACAAGCTATTCGACCTTGATGGAATGCGGCGCCAGCGGTCAATGCCTGGCGCACGCTACGGCGTAGATGTAAGTCAACTGCAGCCCGGCGACACAGTTGCGGGCCATGTGTTCTTTGAGCCCGCTGCGGCCGTCAGCGCCGACATGTTGCAATACCTCAAAGAGTTGATGACGGACATCCCTGAGTTTCTTACCGGGATTTCCGCGATCCTGTTTGGCTCGGACTCCGGCGGAGACAAGAGCGGGAAAGCACTTTCGATTCAGCAGAACGCCGCGATGGGGCGTATTGGGCTCCCTTGGCGCACGATCAAACGCTTCTACGCCAACATGATGGAGCAGGCAGTACGCTGCGGCGCGCGCAATCGCAAGGCAGACGTGAAGCAAGGCATCCCGGACGGCAAAGGCAATATCGAGACCATCCAGGTTCGCATCGAGGACATGAAGGGCTCGGTGCGCTGCTACGCCGACGCGGACGAGAACTTCCCCGAGAGCTGGACCGCGAAGCGCGCGACGTACATGCAGCTGATGCAGGAATCGGCCCAGAATCCTGCGATGGCCCAGACACTCTTGCTGCCTAAGAATCAGGAACTTGGCAAGAAATTTATTGGGCTTTCGGAGTTCGAGTTACCCGGTGCCGACAGCTGGAACAAGCAGATGCAGGAAATCAACATCCTGCTAACCGCTCCGCCGACTCCAGTCCAGCCTCCACCGATGCAGGTTCCTAATCCCTTGGCGCCAGGCGTAATGGAAACGATCCAGCCGCCGCCAACGCTGCAAAGCACGGTCCCGATCGACAAGGATTACGACGTGCACATGGCGGAGTTCCAGACCGTGCAGGACTGGATCAATAGCGCGCCGGGACAGCGAGCGAAGACCGAAAATCCCGAAGGCTTTGCGAACGTGAGGCAGCACGGGCTTGAGCACAAGCAGGCAATGGCTCCGCCGCCGATACCCGGAGCGGGAGGCCCAGGTATCCCCCCCGCGCCAATGCCTCCAGCCGCAGCTCATCCGGCTGCACCGCCCCCGGCGATGGCTGGATAAGTCGTCCGGGATAGATAGAACGTTCCAGATTTAGCCAGGAATCATCAAGGCTCAGCATGTCGGCGAATGGTGTGTATGAAACTTCCTGAAATAAGAATTTAGGGTATTCGCCAATTATTTCAGTCGGGAAGCTGTAAACGCGAAACGGCCAAGTCCGCACCGCAGCCGTAGCCGCCACACCGCCAATTAGAGTTTGCAGAAAGCCGCGCCGATTCATGCGCGAAGTCTAGCACAAGTTTCGCTCTACCGGGATCGTAACCCGGCCCGCAAGGGGAAAACGTCAGAGCGAGGAGCCAAATAGATGAGCACGACACCTAGCGCAATTGCCGCTGAGCCAAGTGAGGGCTTGCAACCGGCACTTGCCGAACCCGAAGTCGTAGAAACTCCAACTACGGCCGAGGAACCGATTGAGTCAGAGACACCAGCAGAGCCGGAAGCTGGAGCACCTGAACCCGGCACTCCATCGGACGACAAGGAATCGAAAGAGGATGGGCGAAGGCTGCCCGCCTACGTGCGCGACCTGAAGGAGAAGAATCCCGAAGGTTACAAGCGCGCGAAGGCGGAGTTCTACGATCTGGACGCCCGCCGTTCGGTTCACCCCACCGTGCAAGCCGCTCGGGAAGAGCATCAGCTTGTCGCGGACCTGGGAGGGCCACAAGGAATCACGAAGTTGCGCGAAGACGGCCAAGTCTTCAAGACCGCCGCGCAGCAATTCCTGAAGGGCGATCCGGGCTTTGTCAAAGACCTATTTGAAGAAGACCCGATAGCCGCGGCGCTTCACGTTCCGCACATGCTCGAAACCTTCCGCGAGAAGGACAAGGCCGGATATCAAGGCACGCTCGCACGTTTGTGGGATACCGAATTCCAAGCAACAGGCTTCGCCAACGGCGTCAAGAACCTGCTCGCCGCCATCGCCGCCGGAGACAAAGAAACTGCTACCGCCTGGGCGCAATCGTTCGGGACGTGGCAGGAGAAAATTTCCGGCATCGCACGGCAGCAGGAAGACCCTCGCGTCAAGACGCTATTGGCCGAACGGCAAGCACGGCAAGAGAACGAAGCAAAAGCGCAGGGCGAAGAGTTCCTGAAAGGCTACCGCACCGAGGCCACGAATGGAGTTGTCGAGGATGGCAGCAAAACCTTCGACAGCTACTTCAAGGGCCGGAAGATTGACGAGGAAGACCGCAAGGACTTGCTCCGCGAATCTTTCGTGCTGGCCAACCGGGTAGTGGAAGCCGACAAGGAATTTCTGGCCCAGCGCCAGGCGCATATCGACCGCGGCGACTCGCAAGCAGCGGTTCGCCTCACCCGTTCTCGCTTTGCCCGTGAAGATGCCATGCCGTCCGCGGTAAAGAAGATTGCCCGGCGCTACGGGATGTTTGCCGGTCCAGCCGCGAAGCCTGCTCCCCCGAATCCACAAGGCCAACCACCGCGCAACGGCGCTGCACCGGCCGCCGGATGGGTCAAGGTCAATGCTCGCCCACAGGCCGAAGAGATTGACCGCCAGAAATCGCCACCGGAAATGATTATTTCCGGTAAAGCCGTTTTGAAAAGCGGCAGAAAGGTTGATTGGTCGCACCTTAAAAGGACGGCCTAATCGCTAAATGGCTCCAGGACTCAACCAGAACGCTATCGCTTTACAGATCGAGGCAGTGCGGCCGGAAGTTCCACTGCTCTACCAGATCGACAACACCCTTCTGGAACTGATTCAGAAGAAAGCCAAGGGGCTGCAGACGGTCTCTTCGCGTGCTTACCGCGCTCCGGTGGAAATCACCGCAGGCGGCGCTATCCGTCAGTTCAACCCGGACGGCGGCAACATGGGGCGTGGCTCGGCCATCAAGACCGAAGTCATGCTCATCAACCAGTTCTATTTCAACTTCGCGGTGGAATACACCGCGCTGGCTGAGATTGCGACAGACGACAAGGAAAAGGCGGTTGAGAACTACGTCACGCGGCAGATGACCCGCATGATGGAGCAGTACAAGACGGGGCAAGAAGCTTTGCTGGCGTATGGCGACAGTTCCGGGACGCTCGACACGGTTGTGAGTGTCAGCGGCCAGACCGTCACCATGAACAACGGCAATCAGTTCTTCGATAACCAGATTGTTCAGGACTTCACCCCTGCCGGAGTGCTGCGCGGCTCGTTCCAAGTCCTTACCGCCGACGGTTTGGCCAACACCATTACCGCCGATCCGTCTACTCCGCTTCCCGCTGGACTCGCGGCTGGCGACTTCCTGAGCATTGATGGCTGCGTTGGGCCTTCGGTCGCAACCTCTTCGCTCAACGGCATCAACACCCTGCAGATCAACTCGAACGTCGGGAACTATCTCGGCATTCAGCGGTCTGCGTATCCTGGGCGCCTCTCCACTCCGTTCATCGCGGGGAATAACAGCTTCATCACTCCGCAGCGCGCGCGGGCCTTGTTCAACCTCGTGCGTACCGCGATGGGCATCAAGACCCCGGACGCCACAAAGTTCGTCTGGCACATGAACGTCGATCAGGAAGCTGCGATTGAAAACATCGGGCTGATTGTTTCGACGGTTATTCAGAACCAGGTGAGCGGCGAAAACAGCGTGGACATGCTGAAGAAGATGCCTCCCAAGACGTTCGGTGGGAAGCCCATCTTCGCCAACATCCACGCGCAACCCGGCCGCATCGACGGCCTGCCGACCGAGGCATGGTTCAGGGCGGAAATTCAGCCTTTGGACTTCTATGAAGTCAACGGGCAAACGCTGTTCCCGATTTACGGAGACGACGGAGGGCTCGCTTCCAGCTTCATCACCTATTTGTGGCAGGGCTGGAATCTTGCGAGTGAAAACTTGCGCGCTGGCTGCTATTCGACCCTCAACGGAATTCCGACCGGCTACTTCGGCCACTAGAACGCATGATTGAAAAACAGGAGCCGCCGCAGTGGGTTGTTGACCGAGTGAACCTGCTCGGCGGCTTCAACATTTACGGCAAGCCGAACTATCGCGTCATCTGGGGCGGAAATCGTTTCCACTTCGTTGGCGGGATGTTCAAGCACGTCGTGGAAGTTTCCGGGCCAGTCATCGGCACGAGAGTTGGTGTGGTAACCGAAGTTCCTGAATTGCGGTCCATGCTCGCGTATCATCCGCAACGCTGGCACCTGGAACGTTGGCGCTCACCGGACTTTTACGGCACACGCGAAGAGTGGTACGCCAACACTTGGGACGAAGACGCCAAGCTGCATCGCATGGGCGACTATCCCACCGAAGGCGATTACGAGCACGTCTTCTACCTCGCGGAATGTGTCCACATGAAAGAAGGCGACGCGGAGTGGTGCGTGTTCTGCAAAGCCTCCAGCGGTTCGTATATCCCACTCGAAGAAAACATGCACATGATCGAGTGGCAAATCGACGCGCTCCGCCGTAGCGAGAACGTCACCGAAGCGGAAGAGAAGACGGCGTTATTTTTGCGTGAAGATAAGAAGCGGCAAGTCAGAAACAAGCTGGTAGCCGAACGGGTGCAAAACGCTCTCCGGCCGAGACTGGCCACGCAGCCAACCAGCTGGCAAGAAGGAACCAACAGCCGGACATCTGTTCCCGAGCCGAAGATTAACCCGGACGTGCGCCAGCCGTTAGGCCGCAGCGCCTTCCGGCAATCGAATATTGTTTTGCCTGGTAAAAAACAAGAGGAGATCACCTAGATGCCTTCAAAGAACGTACTTGCCGCGACCATGCCGCGCTCTGCCGCTGCAGAAGCCGGAGTACTTACCGCCGACGATGCTGTACGCGTGGTAACTGCCAATTCCAAGAAACTGTTCGGCTTCACTCGTAAGATTCTCCCGCGCGGCATCCCCAGCGAACCAAAGTGGTTCATCTACAGCGTTTCGGACTATGGCGAGATGGTGGATCTTGGAACCGGCTTGCCGAAGTTTCAGGTCAACGCCTGCCCGGAAGGCGAAGAGTATGGCGAGGCGTGCTCCGTGGCGCCGATTGTGTTCTTCGAGGAAGCCAAGGTAGACGTGACGGAGTTTACGCCGGTTACGGACGTAGAACTCGTGGATGCGATTCTACGCATCGGCCCTGGCATGGACACGAAGAACGACCGTCGCAAAATGGGCTGGTTTGCGTCGGAGCACAATCCGCCGAAGCCCCAGGAAGTTGCGCGCGCAGTAGGGATTTACACGCAGCGTTGCAAGGAATTGGTCGATCGCGGAAATCAGCTGGCGGAGGCCCGGCAATTCAACGAAATCAACGAAGAGCATCGCCGCGCGGCCAAATACCTGAAGATCAAAGTCAGCTGGAACAGTTCGCAGCACAAGATGGTTGATTGCCCCGGCTGCGGTGAAGCGGTGCGCGAGGGCATTGTGTGGCACGCGACTCCGCACGGCTGCGGCTACATCTTCGATGTAGAGGAGTACGACGCACGATTTGCGGCAGGACGCGCCAAAAAGGAAGCTTAGTTGCCCGTTCTTGCCTCCAGCGCATACGTCACGATTGAGACGGTAGCGAACCTGATCCGCGTGCTGGCCAACGATGTGATTTATTCGGCGGCTGGAGAAATCCTCACGGATACTTCGACTCTGTTGCTGCCTCTTATGAATGATTCGCTGGAGTGGTTCACCAATGAGGTGAACAACCACGGCGTAGATACTTTTCGCAAGGAGACGTTGCTCACTCCGGTTCTGCCGATTGCGGTTGTTGATCCAGGCATACAGGTCAACATCTCCGACACCGGCTATTTTGATGGCTCGATCAATCATGCTGAGCCTACGGTACCGACCGACTTGCTTGTTCCAACGTTCCTATGGGAGCGCCAGACAGGCTCAACCGAACAGTGGATTGAGATGGAGGAACGCCCGGACGGCTTGCCATCGCAGACACAGAATTCCCGGCTAGGGATCTGGGAGTGGCGTCAGGATGCGCTCAACATGCTCGGCGCAGTCCAATCGAACGACATTCGACTGCGGTACGTTGGCACGCAGGCAGCCTTCGCCACCATCAACGACACGCTGTACTACCGCGGTGCCAACGGCCCGATTGCTTACAAGACGGTGAGCGGGTATCTCATCAGCAAGAATCCTGAAGCTGCGCAAATGGCCGCATCTGAAGCGACTCTGCGGCTAGGGCAACTCACGACACGCAATGCGCGCATGAAGCAGCGCGAACAGATTACTCGGCATTCGTACGGATGGTCAGGGCGGAACCGGAGTTTTCGGCCGCCCTCAAATTCTTAGGAGGAATCAACGATGAGCATTCAGGTTCTAGGCTTTGACGGTAATCCGTTCGACCAAAACTCCATCGAGGCAGCGGGCGGGCGGTTCCTCAAGACACTGGTCCGCTTGGCACTGTCGGGAAGCTATGTCACTGGCGGCGACACGCTCGATCTTACGAATGCTGGCGGCACTGTGGCGGCTCCCAACACCGTTCCGAACGCGCAGAGCCGAGGATTGGTGCAGATTGACGTGCGGCCAATCAGTAAGCTGACGACGAGTTTCGCCGCGGCTGGCGGGCAATATGAGATTATTTCTGCCGCTGGCGTCGTGCCTATCCCGCTCGCCAACATCGCCACAGCTCTAAAACTAAAGCTCATCCTCATCGGTGGCGGCGAATACAGTGCGGGCGCGTACGGCGCGGATGCGTTGGGAGATTTGATCGAAGTCGAGATTTACTGGGCTCGTTAGTTCTCCATGCCATCGCCGGACAAGAACAGCGTTGACGTTCCGATTCAGGTTTTTGGCGGACGAGTGACACAGTTCGATCCGCAAAACCTGCCGGTAGGGGCGTCGCCGTTCAATCAGGATGTAAGCTTCTCGGGCCAGAATCCTTCCGGTACCGGCATGGTCACGGGCGTGGCCACACGCCCCGGCCTTTCCTCGTTCTACCCCGCCTTCGCAGGGAATCCCACCGTAAATTACGTTCGGACCTTCGAGGATACGCTGGGCAACTTCCGCCAGCTCATCCTTGACGGTCTCGGGGTATTGCATCAGGAGTTTCCCGCTGCGACGCTATCGACAATCGGGAACGTTGTCGCTGCTTCTTTCGCGCAGTCCGACACCTTGAACGGGCGCGAGTGGCAGGCAATCGGAGATGGGCAATTCGGTATCGACATTCCCAGGCAGTGGGATGGAACCAACTTCGATCGAGCGAGCCAATGCGGGCCTGGAGCACCGCCAGCAGTCATTGACGAAAGCGTTTCGGGAACCATCGTTGCTTCGCCTAACGGATTGCAGCAAATCTCCTCGGGCATCACGACGCTGAGTGAAATCGGCAACATCGTTACCGTATCCGGGCCGGGAACCGCAACTCTACGGACTGGCGATACGGTCATCATTACCGGCGCAACCGTCGCTGGCTACAACGGTACCTGGGCGGTCGGCAACATCATTTCCAGCACGGCGTTCCAGTACATTTCCACCGTCACTGGGCTGGCTACGGACAACTCCGGCTCAGGTTCACTTGCAACGGGCATTACGAAGGTTGTCTTTACTGCCTCGATTTCCTTCAGTGCTGGCGCGACGATGACGATTGCTGGTGCGGGCGTGGCTGGGTATGACGGCACCTGGCAAATACGGCTTGGCGGCACCGGGACAACGTTCTTTATCGCTGTTACGACGCTGAGTCTGGCGAATTCTGGCGGCGGGACAGGAACCGCGGCCGGAAACATCAGCGCAGGCGTGCATCAGGTGAGCGTGTGCTTTGTCACGCGGCAAAACTACATCACCAAGCCTTCGCCGTACACCTCTTGGACCGCGGGAGGCTCGAAGCGCGCGATCGTATCGAACATTCCGACTGGCCCAGCGAATATCACGCAGCGAATTCTGATTTTCACGCCGGTTATCACCGCACCGGCCACCACAGGCCCGTTTTTCTACTTTCCGAATACCGTTGCGACGCCTACGGCGGGGATTTTCCCGACGATGGTCATCAACGACAACACCACGACGACCTATGCAATTGATTTCCTCGATGCGGTGCTCGAAAACGCGACGGCGGCAACGAATCTCTTCAATCTGCTGGAACTCGGGGAATGTTCCGGCATGGCGGCCTACTCCAACCGCACCTCTTGGACTGGCGAGCGCAACAAGGTACCCAATTTCGTCAATGTGACCTTCGACGGCGGCTTTTCGCAGTTCAACAATCTGCCGCTGGGCTGGATTCCCGATCCGACAAACAGCGGCGGTGGTGCGGGCGACTACACCAACCCGTATTGGGGCGGCGATTACACCATCACCGGAGACGGCGCCACAGCGATTCGCGGGAAAATCTTCCAGACCGCCTACCAGGATTATCTTGGCGTTCCGATCATCTTCTCCGCCACGGCCTACAGCATTCGGGTGCGTGTGGCGAAAAACAACATCCTCGCGGCTGGTACTTTGCACATCAACCTGCAAAGCACTTCGGGAGGCTTCACAACGGTAGGAATCTCGCTCGCGGCCGGAGCGGTCACAACGTCCTACGCCGAATACACCGCTGTCCTTACCGCAGCCATCGCGTCGCCGGAGTCCGATCTTCAGCTTCAGGTCTATGCGGATGGCACGCCGACAAACGGCGGAATCTTTTACGTCGATTGCGTCGAAATCTATCCGACGCAGCAAGCGAATAATCGGACGCGAGTGCGTTTTTCGTATGCAGGTCAACCGGAAGCCTTCGATCAGCTCACCGGCTTTCTAGATGTGGGCGTGGACAATGGCCAGGCAATTCGGTGCAGCTTCCGGTTGCTTGATAACAAGCTCTATATCCTCAAAGAACGCAGCATGTACGTCACAAACGACGACGGTCAGAATGAGCCGTCTTTGTGGGTTGTCAACACCGTCTCGGACACGGTTGGAACTCCTTCGGTTCACGGTGCGGCGGTGGGTGAGAGCTGGGCCATTATTGCCGCGCACGATGGCGTGTACATTTTTTGGGGCAGCGAGCCGGTCAAGATCAGCCAGGAAATTCAGCCGGACTGGAACACTATCAACTGGTCGGCGGCCTCGGCCATCTATTGCGCGGTGGATACGTTTAACAAGCGCATTCACATCGGCGCACCCGTAGGCATCAGCACGATTCCCAACGTGGAATTCGTTTGTGATTACAGCCAGCTGGCGAATTCTGAAGGAGCAACGAGCGCAGAAGACATCGTTTCTCACCCGCAAGCCTACTATTCGGCCTATCAGCCGACGAAAGTTCTCGCTCCTGGCAAGGCTCGCAAATGGACCGTATGGAACTTGAACGGCGGACAGGGGGCGAACTGCGCGGTTGTCATGGTTCGCCAAGATGGTTCGTACCATCTGATTCGCGGAAACGCAATCGGCAACGGGAAAGTCTACGATCAGTTGGCCACGCAGCTCTCGGACGACGGCACAGCCATCAATTCGCAATACCAGACCGCTTTCATCCCGGAAATCGAGATGGAGCAGCAGTTGCAACTCGGGTCGCATCGCAAGCTGTTCAAATATTTGACTGGATACTCGATCGGCGTCGGAACAATGACTTGGACGATGTTTGGCGCACAGAACCAACGTGCGAAATCGCTCTCTAACCTCACGCTGCAAAACCCAGCGCATTGGGACTGGGAAAAGAACACGAATTTCGTAGGTGAGCGAGCTAGCTACTTGTTCGGGACCGATGCGGTTGGTTCGTGGTTTGAAACTACCCGGTTGGCCGCGACCGTCCAGCGCGAACTTTTCACGCCCGTGCGAGGAGTTGCCTGATGGCTCAGAAACCAAAGTTGCTTAGCTTGCCGATGTTGCCGAAGGTTCATCAGACGCACCCGGAAGTCGGGAAAGCCCTGGAAGCGATTCTCCAGTACATCAATAAGAACGTTACTCCGGTCCAGGGAAATCGCGTATGAGCATCCCGAACTACGAACAGCAGATTTCTGCGGCAATCACAGCGAATTTACAGACCTACTACACCGCGCAGGGCCAGACACCCGCGCAAGTGCAAGCTTCGGTGACGAGTCACCTAAAAGTTACGAATGTCCCGATTGTGGACAGCCGCGCATCCGGGCCGCAGGAGCGTTCTCCACTGTGATTGTCCGGGAATTCGAGCCAGCCGATCTTGAAAGAGTTGAAGCTCTCCATACTGCGAGTGGATTCGCCTACGTTCTGCCCGACTTTTCCCAGCCGGAGTTTTTCTCTCGCCGGGTTGTATCAGACGAGTCTGGGGTCCGCATGGCCGCATTTCTCAAACTCACTGCTGAAGCTTTTCTTATCGCAGACGCACGCTGGAAAACTCCAGCGTGGAGATTCGAAGCTTTACGGCAAGTGCATACCGTCAGTTGGGCCGATGCCAAGAACTGCGGAGTTGCCGAAGTGAACGCTTTCCTGCCTCCGCAGATCGCCGCGAAGTTTGGGAAACGGTTGAGTCATATGGGTTGGAAGCGATACCAAGGAGAAGAGTGGCGCTGCTACTCTTACGATGTCTAGGGCTGCCACCAGCGAAGCCAAGAATCAGCTAAACACGACCAACAAAGTTGCCGGGCAGAATCAGGCCAACGCGCAGAGTTCGTTCAACACGCTGCAGCCTGCTGCAAACTCACTCGTCAACAGCACGGGATACGATCCGGCGACGCTGGGAGCGATCACCAACGCCAGCATGGGCGCCAGCAATGCGGCTTTCGGAACGGCGGCAGATCAGATCCAACGCAACGCCGCGCAAACGCACAACCCAGCCGGAGTCGCCGGGCAACTTGATGCGCTTGCGCAACAGAAGGGAATCGCTGGCGGCACAGCGGCGGGCAATGTTCAAATTGCGAACGCGCAAGAGAAAGACACGCAGCGTCAGCAGGGACTTAGCCTGCTAAACAGTTTGTACGGTACTTCGCTCGGAAATTCCACGGCGATGTACGGTCAGGCCGCGCCGGTCATCAACGCACAGACAAACGCCTCGCCAGGATGGGCACAAACAACGGGTCAGCTACTCACGGCAATTGGCAGCGTCGGGAAAGGTTGCTGGGTAGCGGCGGAATTCTACGGCTGGTACACGCCTTCGTGGTTCGCCGTTCGCAATTGGATTTTCAGCACGTGGTACATGACGCCATTCGCTGCTTTCTACGCACGCTTCGGCGAACGATGGGCCTCGCTTGTACGGCGCAACGCGACGGTGCGGAACGTTACCAGAAAGCTTTTCGCTTGGTTCTTGAGGAAGGCTCTTGGCCACTGACGTTCAAGACGACGAAGACCTAGACCTAACCGACGAAGAGGAAGAACGTCGGAAACGCCAGCCGGAAGCGGTAGGGACTCCAATTGCGCCTCCGTCACGGTACGCTGGCGCTGAAGAGCATCCTTCGCTAACGGGCACGACCATTGCTGGGGCAGCGCCTAAAGGTGAATCGGTTACACCCGGCTTCGACAAGTCAATGGCGGAGGCCCAGCCTATCAGTGCATCGGCTCAGCCTGCCATGCCGGAATCTATCGGCGGGCCAATCTCGCAACCAGCATCGCCGCGGCCCGCAGCAGATAGGCTCGCGCAGCTTGAAGCTTCCGGGCCGGGCGTCTCGCACCATCACGGCATCGGTGGTGGGATTTTGAAGACACTCGACGCTGTTGGCGGCGCGATTGTTCCGAACGCGATGCAACAAATCCCCGGAACGACGCTCAACTACCAGCAGAAACAAATTCCTTTGGCGGAAAGCGAAGCCACGGCTGAGAACCAAGGGATTGCTTCTCAGGGCGCTGAGCAAGAGAACCAGGCCCGCATTGATTTGCAACGCGCACAAGCGGAAAAGGCGTTGCGACCACCGCAACTCACGCCGAAGGAAGAGCAGTGGACGACTATCCCCGGATTCACCGGCCCGAACGGTGAACCTGTTCAGCAGGAGAAGAATTCCGGTCAGATTCGTATCGCGCAAGCTCCCGGTGTGGCTTCGGTGGATAAGCATACGGCTCCTGAAACCAAAGAGATTACCCGCGTCGTTGGCGGCGTCCCGCACACGATCATGGTCAACAGCCGGACTGGTGAGGACATCAAGGATGAGGGGCAGACAAAGATTCCCGGCGAGGCGCCAGCAGAGAAACGTTCAGCTTCCGAGCAAGCGCAAGTTGAACGTGAAGCTCGTGGAGCAATCCGCAAAGCAGAAGAGGGATACCGTGACACGCAAAAGAGCGTCGGCCAATTAACCACATCCATCGACGCGGCCAGTGATGGAAACGGCTTACTGACCTCCTTTGTCCCGACGATGGCGGTATTGGGAATCAACACATCGAACGGCGTACATCGCATCTCTCCTGCAGAAGCACAGGCAGCGCAACTTCCCGGTGGCTGGGCGGAACAATTCAACGCGTGGTTCGACAAAGCCACGAGTGGGAAGCTCACGCCTCAGTTGAAACAAGAGGGCAAGCAGCTGGCTAAGATTCTCACCCAATCAGCGCATCAGAAATACCAGTCGATCTACGAAGACGAGGCTGGAATTGTCGAAGGTTACGGCGGCAAGGGATTTCGAGACCGCGTGAAACCAATCCCTGGGCCGTCCGACAGCGAGACGAAGGCTTCAGCCCCGCCACGCGACGCCAAACCCGGCATGAAGTGGCAGCAGAACAAAAAGACAGGCGAATTTAGAGAGGTTCCGGCCGGTGGCTGATGACTGGGAGGACGTAAAGCCCAGTGCAGGCGGCGGTGGTGCTGCGGTTGCCGATGCGGATTGGGAAGACGTACCCGGACAGAAACCCGCTGCAAAGCCGGGGCTGCTTGATTCAGCTCTCGCCAAGGGCAACGAATACGCAGGGAAGTTTCTCGGTGCTGCAGGCTTGCCGACTTCGCTTTCTGATGTCCCGCATTGGACAAAGGGATTATTCGGGCAAAACGAAGACTCTCAGCCGTTCTGGAAACCTGCGCAAGAGGCAATTCAGCATCCGAGCCAAGAGAGCATTGTCGGTGCCGTGCCGATCATTGGTCCTGGCGCTGTTGCAGCGTCAAAGGATGTGCGGGCAGGGAATTACGGTGGCGCTGCGGCAACGCTGGGCGGGACGATTGCCGGACCTCTAGCCGCTGGTGAAGTTAGACCTGGATTGAACGCAGCGAAATCCCAAGTGATTGCAGCCAAAGATACTCTATCTAACGTCGCCAAGGTTGCTGCCCCGCATTCGATGACAGCCGGACTTGTTGATGCTTTGGTTCCCGATGCTACCCAACCTCCCAAGGTACACGGGGCTTACAGTGAGTTTGAAGGGGAATCCGGCAAGCCGGTGCCTGTCAGCAAAAGCCCGGTTCCCCGCGGATATACGGGGCCAGCTGGAGTCAAGGCCGCTCAGAAGGCGGCACAAAAAGCCGCGGCGCAATCTCCTATAGTAACGCCGACTACTCCGGTACCTGAATCTGAAGGTAGGCCCGCAACATGGAAGAACACGAGCGTAGCCGACCTCGCCAGTACAGGGAACGCCCTGACTCGTCCGGCCGCCGTGCAAGCACAGTTGCGCCAATTGGACGTTCCGAACGTGGGATTGATTGCTGATCCGAACGCAACAATGACTCCATCGTCGGGCGCAGCCAGGTCGGTTACGCATTTCGATGCGCAGGGAAATCCGCTTGAACCTTTAGGTCAGGGCGAACCGGAAATCGAGCTTATGGAACCGGAGTCCGTTGGGCCACGCATCAACGCCAGTGGAGCGCCGGGCGGTGGTGGTTTAGAGGAGCAGGGAAGAATGACATCCGAAAACGCGCAAGGCGTGAAGTATTTCCGCGAGAATCCGGGTGGTGGACGTTCTCCGCTCGTTGGACTCGGCCGTCAGGACTTGAAGGCTGGGCCAGGGCAAAAGATTATTCGCGTGGACGCCAACGGTACAGAAACAGTGCTGGACTCCCAGCCGTTGCGCCAGCCATCTCGGGGTCGTCAGTAAAGACGTAAACGCCGTCTTCCGCAGGAAGATCGAGCAAACAGATAGGATTTGTGCATCGGTCAGCGACAACGGCAGACGTGAAGCCAGGAAACTGAACAATCGTATCGACAACTTCATGCCCCAAGCAGCCTTCAACACCGCACTTGCACTCTTCGGCAGTTTCAGCGGCAGGGAACCAGCGCGTAGCTATTGACGTGGAACTCATGGGGCTCCTTTCGTGCGATCGAGTACGGGGTTAAGCGAGTCCATTGTTTTTCGGGAGCTCCGCCAATTTCTCCAAGTGAGAATGAACCGTCAACGTCAGGCGTCGCTTTCTTCGGAGCTTTGCAGAACAAAAGCCACATTGCGGTTATGTGTGCGTCGTTCATCGTGTCCCCTTGTACCGATATTTTTTAGGACCAAAAATCGCACTGAAAATTGAGATGAAGACACCGATGGCGATGAAGCCGACCCATGCGAGAAAGAGAGCCGCTGCGATGGTCAGCGCGAAGTGAATCATTGGCACACCAACGCTTCATTGTCGGCGGCGGCTGCGATGTGGCCTCCGACCTGGTAAGCCGGTTCGATCAGCCAAAGATGCTTCGTCCAACGATGATTTTGTCCCAAGCGTTTCAGCGTATACGCCAGGGCGACTTCGCCAGCAAGGTAAGCAGCATTCGTACCGGCGATGCGACCGCTGGAAGGATACCGCTCTCCGAAAATCGGATTCGTCTCGTGGCAGCCGCGGTTCAGCATTCGGATGCTGGTAATGCCGTCCGCCGTTTTCGCAGCAGCAAGGACGGTCATCGCAGCAAAGAATTCCCGATCCATAACTTTAGGTTTCGGTGCTTCGATCTTTCTTTCAGGTCCGGCAAAAGTGACGATGGGGAACAACAGAACAACCAAGGCTAGATATTTCATCCGTGCTGCCTCCCGTGCAGCTTCCCGTTTTTACTGCGCGGCAAGCAGGTCGGGATGCACCTGCCGTTCGGACCGTCGTCCTAGCCGCACAACCAATTATCGCAATGAGCCCAAAAACACGCCATAGCCTAAAAGTACCGTTGTGCCTTAAGGCTACAGTACTAGCCCTGCTTTCGCTTTTCGCCTTGTCTTCGGCGAAGGGTCAGGCTGGGAATTTCCAGACTATCGCGCTCAACGGGCAGGGCCGTCCGCTTGGCGGCGTCAACGTGGCGGTGTGCCAGGGCATCCCGATCACGAGCGTGGCGGTATCTTCCAGCATCGTGACACTGACGGTTTCGAGCAATCCGATCACGGCAGGCTTTACCATCGGCTCGTCGGTGCAGGTCTATAACGTTCCGTCGCCGCTCAATTCCTACAACAGCCCGTTGAATGCAGGCGTTTTCACCTACCAGAACATCACAGGTCTAAGTCCGACCACAATTACCTTCATCAACAGTTCGGCCACGGGCAGCGGCGCGACAGCCGGGAACGTGGTGCAGATCGGCGGGCCAACGGTTTCCTGCCTGCCGCTCGCTACGGTCTACACCGACACCACGGGAACGGTGACGGCGAGCAATCCGTTCACGTCGGACGGGCGCGGGAACGTCAATTTCTACGCGCTCGCCAATCCTTATCTGCTGCAGTACTACTCCACAACGGTCACGACGACCACCTATGTGGTTACGGTAGCGTGCGTACCGGGATCTGCCACAGGGACATGCGGGATTCAGGCGGGCGCAAACAATACCTTCAGCGGAAACAACTCGTTCACCGGCACAATCTCGGCCGTGAACCTGAATACGGCGCTCTACGTTGGCGGCGCACTCGGCGCATCGTTTTGGGGCTCATCGGACATCGGAGCGCAGTTCAACGCAGCGTACGCGACCTTATCATCGGACGGTGAGATTGATCTAATCCCACAAACCGGCGGCGGCTGCTATCTCTACACCACGCCGATCGTGATGAACACGGCTGGAAAGTATATTCGCGTTCGGCCGGTGAGCGTAGTCGGCAGTGCCAGCGGAACGACGACTTCTGGCGCCTGCATTCAGTATCAACACACCACTGCGACCACGGCACTGATCTACGATGTCACTCCCGCAGCGGGCGGCTCTTACGTTGGCGGCGAGGGCTGGCAAGACGTTGCCATCTTGAACAGTTCGACCGACCTTGGTTCGACACCATGCGAGACCAACGGCGGATGCGGCTCATCGGCTACCGGATTGAAGATCGGCGGAACGAACGGGGGAGCGCAACTCGCTAACTGGTTCGATCTGGCGGTGAAGGGCTTTGGCAAATGCGTTGATAGCAGCGGGTCGCTCGGCGTCGGCTGGGCCATGAATTTCTACAGCATAAGCCTCGCCTATTGCACGATCGGCCACAACTCAGACGGCACTGAAGGCGATACCTTTTACGGCGGCTCGATCTCCGTCAACAGCACGGGCGTAAAACTAACCGGAGCGGGCTCCGGCGCGGCAAATAAAAGATTCATCGGGACACACTTCGATTCCAACACGGTGCTGTCGATTGATGGCACGACCGCGGGCTCGGCGGGCACGATTGATTGCGTCGGCTGCCATTTCGAGAACCTTGGAACCTCGAACGTCAATTACGTGAATCTATCTGGCGGCGTCGGCATCTTGAATCTGATCGGCGGCGAGGCGCTGGAAGATAGTTCTAGCGGTTCGGCCGCAGCCTATTGGTTCACCGCGAATTACATCAACTGCTCCAATATCCAACTGTTCCAGAACGTGGGTCGCGCGGCTCCGACCTCTCTCTTTGTAGGTACTCTGGGCGGAAACTGCGACGTAATCGACAACTCTCCCACTACGATTCCCGTCGCTAACCTAGGACTAGCGACCCTAAACCATCGCATTGTCGGCAGCGGAATAGCGTCAGAGATGGGTTCCGCGCACTTGCAGGCATCGCAGGCCACTCCTCCGCTGGCTGCGTGGGGAACAGGCGGTGGCGGTGGTGCTACTTGTTCCGGCGGTCTCGTAGGCAGCACGGATAGCTGGGGTGCAATCGACTGCACTACCGGCACGGGACCATCCGCATCCGGCACGATCCAGATTCAATTCCAGAAGACATTCACGAACAACACGACCGGCTGCATCGTCTATCCGAACAATACGGCCACCGCATGGCTGGGCACATCCAGCTTTGCCGAAAACACGCCGACCAATACGACGGACACTTTCACTTGGAACACAAATGGAGCGGCCTTAACGGCTTCCGTGCACTACCGAGTTACCTATATTTGCCCAGGAAGATAGCTAAACCATGAAAAGACTCATCGTAGTTTTCGCCACGTTGCTGGCGCTTGGCGGTAGCGCATTCGCGCAGCAACAAAACTTCCCGTCGGGGAGCAGTAGCGGGAGCAGCAACTCGGTAGCGCTGCACATCATCGACGCCACCAACCCCGCGCAAGTCACCACCACCATCAAAGCTCCGGGAAAGATTTGCCTGGATGGCGTATGGACGAACACGCAATCTACGCTGACTTCCGCTTCGTGCGGATTCACTTCGGCGATGAACGGCTGGACGCTGATAGGCGTTTCCACATGCGCGGCTGGCGGAGCGCAAGAAGTAAGTGGAGCGGTTACAGCCTCCGGAACGATCACCGTCAACAGCGCGACGCAGGTCACGCTCAGCATAGCGAATACGGGAACCGTGGCTTCGGGAGGGTGCTTCGTCATCGGCCCGCTGGAAGATACGGGCCTCACCGCGCTTGATACCGCGATTCAAGCCTACCCAACTTGTGCGGCCGGATTGCTTCCGGGTGGCGTAATCCTTTTCAGCGCAGCTCACTTCATCACCGCGCCTGCAAATTGCCGTCCCCTTGGAACGGATACCAGCGCATGGGGCCAGGGCATGGACATTCACGGCCAAGGCCAGGGGATCACGATTCTTATTCCGGTCGCTCCGCTTACCGGATGTACCGGCGGATTCAGCTCACATGCCTGTCTAAATGGCGTGCTGTCATCGCACTGGCATGATCTTGCCATCTTTGGAATGAACAACTCGC